ATGTTATATTTTAGATACATATAGTAAGAAAACTTACATAATGAGTTATTATAAGAAAAAACAAAATAGGTTTCAATTTAATAAAGAGTTCAATCAATTATGTGAAATCATTAGAGTCAAATATGACTTAATTGAGATGGAGGATGATAGTGCTGGTGGTTTCAAAAACTTATTATCTCATTGGCTGAAAAATGATATAAACACTGAAAATATTTTAGAAAAAGACATTAAAGACAGTTCAGTTTTTAATGCCTTAAGTTTCTTAACTGGAGATGGAAATGGATTAAATTTAATCAAAAACATAGAAAACATAATAGATGATGATGAATTGGACAGGTGTATACAGGACATTTACGCCAACTTAACTAAATCCAAAACAAGTTTATCAAGTAATATTGAGTATATTATGAACAAAAATAAAATTAATTTCATAATAGAAAATAATGTATTTAAAAATTTACAACAAGAAGCTGAAGTTAAAACAGACAATGTTAAAAAGAGAATGGATTTAGAAAGTGGTGAAACATTTAGAAAAATCATGATAGATGAAAAAATAGGATTTAAAAATAGATTGCAATTAACTAAGTTAAATTTTGTTTTTTTAAAAAGCGAGGTAGATGATTTTGTAGTTAATGACTGTGAAGTAAAAGGTTATATAAATTTGAACCTTAAGAAGTATAGTAATGATATAGGACTTTTAAAAACTCATATGAACCAAATGATAAACAATGTAAAAGGATTTATAAATAGTGAAATAAGTGAAAATAAAAATAGTGAATATATTAATCATAGTGTGTTAGAAGATTATTTGTTTTTTAGCGAAGATTTTTTAGGAGACAATAGTTACATATATAGCGATAATGAAACGAGACCTTATAGAATAGAACAAGGTCCTTATGTTTGCACAAACAGAGAATTTGGTTTTTTAAATGATTATCCAACATATAGCAGACCTGCGCCAATGTTAGAGTACAACACAATAAGCAATGCTATAAATAAAAAAATAAATAAAGATAAAAAACTAAGAACTAAATATATAAAACATAAAGATCAATTTAATTATTTTAAGAAAGCTTACTTCATAGAAGATGTGGACAAATATTTAGAAATATATGAAAAATACCCAATAAACCCAGAACCAGATTTGATGAAATGGTGGGTTGGAAATAGAAATTCAAAAAAAATTTTGATGGAAACTGAACAAATAATGCAAGGTACTACTAAATTCATGATTAATAAAATAAATATGATAGAAAAAGGTGAAAGTATAACAAAAGGAGACTTATATTCAAGTATGAAAGAAATGGTAAACAGGGTAGTTTTATGGAATCCATATGGATACAATCTAATATTCGCACCAATTTATTCAACTGCAAAATATCGATTTAAAAAATTACTTAAAAATGAAGTTATTTATGCAGAAGACATGGATATTAATGAATTATACAAGAAATTTAGAAGTATAAAACAAACTAAAGATTTTACTTTTTTTGAATCCGATCTGAGTAAACAAGACAGACAAACTGAT